TCAATCACTGAAATCAAGGGCTTGGAATCTTTGACCAATCTCCAACTATTATGGTTGGACAATAATTCAATCGCTGAAATCAAGGGCTTGGAATTTTTGACCAATATCCAAGAATTAGGGTTATCCGATAATTCAATCACTGAAATCAAGGGCTTGGAATCTTTGACCAATATCCAAGTATTAGAGTTATCCGATAATTCAATCACTGAAATCAAGGGCTTGGAATCTTTGACCAATATCCAAGTATTAGAGTTATCCAATAATTCAATCACTAAAATCAAGGGCTTGGAATCTTTGACCAACCTCCAAAAATTATATTTATCCAATAATTCAATCACTGAAATCAATGGCTTGGAATCTTTGACCAACCTCCAAATATTAGGGTTATCGGGTAATTCAATCACTGAAATCAAGGGCTTGGAATCTTTGACCAACCTCCAACTATTATGGTTGGACTATAATAAAATCAGTGAAATCAAGGGCGTGGAATCTTTGACCAACCTCCAAGAATTATATTTATCCTGTAATAAAATCAGTGAAATCAAAGGCGTGGAATCTTTGACCAACCTCCAAGAATTAGGATTATACAATAATTCCATCACTGAAATCAAGGGCTTGGAATCTTTGACCAACCTCCAAAAATTATATTTATCCAATAATTCAATCAGTGAAATACCAATAGAATTATTAGTCTTAAGACAATTAACATGTTTTGATTGTAGTTTTAATCCTATAGAACATACCCGTCCTATCATTCGACGTTTTATTGACCGTGTAAATCGACGGAATTTCAATACAAATACTATTTACAACGACGGTCAAAATGTGCATGATTCTACCATACAAAAATCGATTCAAAAATCGATCTTTCAATTATTGAAACGATCTCTGAATGGCCAAACAATTGATTCGGTATTAAATCAGGTATTGGGTGATACAATACTTACTCAAAAAACCAAATGTTTGATTGGTGAATATTGTACAGATCTCGCTATTCATTCTATTCTTCAAATTACTTTTACAGACCTATTTATATCGGTATGGTCGGTAATTCAAAATCATACCGATAGTTTAGAGATTAAAAACATTTTGAATACCGAACTTCAAGACGCAGAGTGTCAATGTTTTACAGGTCGAATGTCTCGGTTGGTAAATTGTTTAAATGGATTCGACCCGGAAGTCCAGGTATATATTTCGGATAAATCGCAAATTTCAAACATTATTATTATGGCAAAAGAAAGACTTGAAAATGCAGGGTTGTATAGTATCGAAAAGCATAGATTGGAAGCACGAAAAGAACTCGTAGAACGAGGATATGACTTGAAAATGATTGATGAATTTGTGGGCTATATTGAATAACTACTAATTAGTAGTTATTCAATATAAACTTTACCATTAATTAATAAATTTCCATAAATTTTCACTATAATAAATGGGAAAAGTCAATATCTGCACCCTTGTATTATTTGCCATAGCTATTTTTATAGTCCTGCTCGTCATTAATTATACATATAACGCTACCGCAAAAAAAGGACGCGCACCGAATTATAAACTGACACTTGATGCTGGATGGAGCATCAATCGATACGTCAACCAACCTCCGGCCATCGATATTGATGATGCGATTGTCGTAATTCATTCACCAGACTACGCCTTTTTTAATGTTGGTGAATTCGCAAGCCCGGGCCTGGTTGAATATTCCGATTTCGGGGCACCAGGACCGCTACTCAAAGAGCTTAAATCATCCCCCGGTGTGGGCTCGGTTCACAACTTACAGAAAAACAATTCCGTCAAAGTCCACCTTGAACCCGGGATGAATTTTATCGGCGTGGCGGCTAATATTGACAACTCGAAACATCTTTTTGCCGGTATCGACTTGGGTCTTGAAAAGGCCGATTTTTTGAAGCGCGAAATCATTATTCCGCTCGTATTGTATGGTATAAACGAGTCAGAAGTTGTGATGGTATCGGACGATCAATATCATTATTGGCGTACAGTAGATCCGATTGGTTATTTACGGATTGAAAAAATTTAACATTAAATTTCCTCGGAGGGAAAAATTGTAAATTTCCCGATAGGAAAAATTGTAAATTTCCCGATAGGAAAAAATTTAACATGGTTAAATTTCCTCGGAGGGAAAAATTGTAAATTTCCTCGAAGGGTTAAAAATTTAATCTATGAAGATTAAATTTAGTAATAGGCCGAAGCGTAGACAGAGGAAGCCCTAGAATTTGATACGGTAATCCAACCCAATGTGGCACTGCTAGCAGCAAGGATAATAAGCAGTATCAACATCAACCAGTTCAACCAGAGGTCCCAGCCTTTGTTTTCAGCCATCTTTTCGTTACGTTTTTCAGCCCATTCAGACCAGCCTAAATCGCCAATGACGGATACAAGCGCATAAATAAATACAGCAATTACAGCAGCAGTGTGAATCCATCCGGGGATGGAGATATTTTTAAGATTATCCATGATTCCCATTTATGAGGAGATAGAAAAAGAACGATAATTTTTTTAGTCTTTTAAAAATCGCCTTTTTATGACTAATCATGAGTTAGCGCTAGAGATAATATATTATACTGACCGGTTGTTGGTAAAACAATCCCATAATTGGGAAATCGTTACCGAACTTGCCGTTCATTTTTTACCAGGTGTAATAAAAGCACATAATATAAGCTACCCGTTAATTCCGTTATATACTGTTGGATGTTTGTATTTTATTTATGGGTTGATTGACGACATAGGTTTTATTAATTTATCACAGTTTCTTCTGGGTATAGCCCACCGATATAATATAATTTATTCATCCAAACAATGGAATGCGGTTACATTATTTTATACCTGCCAGCAAACCCAAATAACACCGAGCACTCTACAAAAATATTATGACGAGTGTTACCCTAATAAAACAGAATGGTGGGCGCGAGTTCCACCTGAGCCTGTATTACCCTTAACAAAATCATCCAACACACCTAAAACCCGCCAGAAAAACCCTCGATTTCGCTGGTGCAATATAATATAGACTAATAAGCCTATATTTATTCATCCTCCAGGTCCGAACCAGACCAGTCCGAACCGTCCGAATCACTCCACTCGTCCGAATCAGACCAATCCGAGTCGTCCGAACCAGTCCATTCCGAGTCGTCCGGTTCGTCGTCCGAGTCAATATAGATAAAAAATGACTCGGATTCATCCATAATAATATCGCAAATTTCACAGGCCACGCGTGCCAAATCAATTGGGATTGGAGGCAAGTGCGCAGGTTCCACTTCCCAGTGATCGTCCCAGGGATATTTTTCTCGTGTTGCGTCATCAATAACCCAATCATAAATAAATTCATTCCAATCATCTTGGTTGCCGATAAAATTCCATAAATTACGCCCCGAGCGTTCAAGGATGCGAAGTCCTTCAATAATGCACTCATTCAAGGTTTCCTCGGTTCCCCCGCCCAGTAAAGTAGGTTCTTTATCATCATCGGGACGATTGTAAACATGAAACGTATACTGGTCTTTATTCTCATGCAGCGCCTGTTCTTTTAAAATCGGTAACAAAGCCACATTGAGGCTATCAAGTTTAAAAAATTCAGAAAGTAAAAGTGTACTCGACGGCATCTTTTTTGAGATGAATTTGGTTTGAACAAATCAGTTTTTAGCGCGTGTCCTGCACGGTTCTATTCCAACTTTACTGATATAAAGTCATCAAGTATACTGGTATAAACCCGTTTTACAGAAGTTATTTTCATCAAAAATAAAATTATGAATCAGTTTTATGCGTCCTACCATACCAACAAGTATAAATTATATTAATCAAGTTTGACTATATTCTTGGTTGCCAAAAAGCGCAAATACCGCAAAATATCTGCTTGCGTGTAGTAATCAGATGCCCACGGAGGCGCGTCAAATAACTTTAAAGATTCCTTAATATTCCTCCCATGCCAGGTATAAAAAGCCAGTGAAGCTGCTAGTGTTTGGGGGTTTAAATTGGCAATTTCCGGCAAGTTGGCTACACTACGTAAAAATTTTAAACGATATTGACGGTTGGTAGCCGCATCAATATCTTGGAATGGTTTAAACCCGGATTCTAAATATTTATTAAATTCATATCGAACTCGTTGTTCTGGTGATAGATGCTTGCGGTAAACCGCTACGTCTTCCCCCATAATTAGTTCTTGTATAGGGTCGATAGCAAGAGTACGCTCAAATGCTCCACGCTCTTCCCCAAATTGTTCATCATCCGACATTTATGGTAGTCAATTTATTTTTAATCTATTTTTTCGAGCGCGTCATAGTTACCGACGTATATTGTAATACCAGGCACAACATTGCAAATAATACAAACAACCCCAATAATACCATAAAATAATCAATCTCGGAATCATAAATATAATTTTCACAATCATCCTCGTGGTAAGACTTGCTATTAAATCCCATTTTATATTACTGAGAAAAAACATCCACAACACAATCAAACGCTCCCAAAACCCCTTCATGGTTGACGATGAGAATTAATCGGGTATTTCCGAGCGCGCGCAAGGCATCCAATACATCCAATTTGAGCTCCGAATCCATACTTCCGATGGTTTCATCCAAAATCAAAAAGTGCGACCCACTAATTCGGTTGAGCGCAGATACCATGGCCAAACTCACGCGATCACCTTCACCTCCCGATAAGCTCGAAATATCATCATAATTGAATCCCTTGTAATTGATGTTACAATTTAGTTGGAATTTCTTGGCATCCTTGGTTTTGAGCTGTTTAACCGTATCAAGCGTAACCTTGATTTCCTGGTCAAATAAACCTTTGAGTTCACCGTCCATCAACCGATTAATATTTTGCACGGTTTCCAACAATACCTGAGATTCGGCTTTGATGGCTAGGTCTTTAAGTTTAATCAAAGTAGCCAATTCAGAATTACACCGATTGACGGCAACTAGTTTTGCTTCTTCCGCTGCCTTTCGCGCTTCAAGTTGATCGTAAAGCGTGCGAAGGGCGTACAGTTGCTGGGTTTGTTCTAACTGTTCTTGTAGGATTTTTAGCTCGGCCGCCTTGACGATATATTCGGATTTCTTGGCTTGGTAAAGTTCATCATCAAAGTCTACAGCCGAAATTTTAGCGTTTATGTTTTCAAGCTGTTGCTGCGCAGAATCATACTCTCTGTGAGTAGCCGTAGCGCGTTCAGCTTGGACGGTAAGCTCAGTTAAACGTGCCTGGGAATTTTCCATGGCTTCAGAAAGATCCTTAAGAGTCCATGAATCGCGCTCATGCTGTTTCAAGGTAGTGATGTGGGTTTGGATTTTCTTTTTAAGGTCAATAATAATCTTTTGCTGACTTACAAAAGTATTATACCGGTTCCAAAAATCAACGAGCTGGGTGTTTTCATCTAATGTTTTCTGTAGTTTAGTTAATACGGTCTGAGTATCGGTAAGTTCTTGTTTAACGGTGTTGGGATGACGCTGAGTAGACAGCAAAGTAGCCTCGCGTTCATAGGCCGCCAATCGCGATTTGAGCGAAACCAGGCGCTTCTTTGCAGCATCAATTGAGGCTTTTTGTTCGCGATATTCCTCCAAAGCTTCAGTATCTACTTTGAGGGCACGTTTCAGGTCTACTAAAAGTTCTTTGGGTTGTTCGATTTTAGGAAGCGCGGCAATCTTGGCCGTAAGCTCCTGATATGAATTAATATTTTCGACGTCTTCGGCTAAAGATTCAAGGGTTACACCCGATTTTTTCTTTCTAATTAATTGATTGCAATCGTCGAGCCACCCTTTTAGAATAATTAATGCTTCTTTGAGTCCTTGATTTTGAGGGTCTGCCTTTAACGTGTCTTCTACTAGCCGAAAACTTTTGACCCATGCGGCCTTTTCGCCGGGAGGTTTGATTTTGATGGGCGCACCAGGTTTATTATAGGGGTTGGGCTGGTGTTTACATAAATGAAGTTCATCGTCACGGTACAACACATCCTGAAAACAACTGGGGCACCGAAGCAAATCACCCTGAGAGTCATGGTATTGAGTCCACGCTTTTTGAAATACGCGTTCTAATTTTTCCACCGATTCCTTTACACCGCGCTGTATGAGTTGTTTATGGATGTCGATCTGAATTTGTAAAGCCATCAAATTAGCATCTTTATAAGCATCAAGTTCAGCGCGTTGTTTGAGGAGGAGTCCTTTCTTCTCTTGACTGAGCTGAAATTCTTGGTGTAAATTAATTTTATGTTCTAGGGATTGAAGAGTTTGCGTGGTTCGTGTAATATCTGAATCGGTGACACTCGAAGATTCTACTATATCGGTCTCGTCGGCGATTTCGTCTTGAGTAGCAGAAATATGATCCTTGAGGGTAACCAGTTTTGCGTTTGCTTCGCCACTTTTAATAAATTCTTGAGATAATTCTTTATGGCGGAGTTGAGTTTGTTGCAGCTCCATATTGGTATTAATAATAGTGGCTTCAGCATCCTTTTGACTTTTACCTGGCTTGTCAACGTGTGCTATACTGGCTTCGAGATTTTTGTATTCCTCGTTAAGGTCCAGAAAAGATTGCATCGCTGTAAAACAGCTCGAATCGCGCGCCGAGTCAAGTTTTGCCTGTTTTAGTTCATCGTCGCTTGGCGGTTCTACCAACCCACGTTCAAGCTCGGTTGATCGTTCCACGAGTTCCACGCGGACGGATTCTAACGAATCAAGCGAAGCCCGAGCTTCAGTCATGCGCGCGATGGAATCAGTCAACTGAGTATATTCGGCATTTTTCGACTGATGGTTGGTTTCAAGTTCTGCTTTACGCTCGGTGATTTCATCAGCTGATGGTGGGGCCTCCGTACCCTCAATTGATTTTTCGGCATCTAAAGTTTCAGATTGACAATTTGCAAACAAGGCTTGTTCAACCGAGAGTTCGCGGTCTTTGGCCGTGATGTGTTTTTGAATTGAATCCTTTAGCTGCATGGGTGTGAGACTGGTATCATGCTCGAATGCAAAATGCGCGATATGATCCATCCGTTCAGCATTGGTTCCTTCTAGAAGCGCGCACCCCTTTTTTTGTTTGACGTAAGATCCATTATCAAATAAAACTTCGTTACCGAAAATACGGTTAATAATGGCTTGTGCCTCTTGATCTTCGGACTCAGAATCCTTATATTTCACCCGTAATAGATCGGGTTTTTTCTGGCGGGAAATATTAATTCCCAGCCTCGGGAAATCAAGCTCCACGCTTGTTTGTTTATTTGGGTAAAGAAAATTAGAAACTTTGCGAACATTTCCATATAATACAAACATTACGGCATTAATAAGAGTTGTTTTTCCGGCGCCCGACTCTCCATTCAGCAACACCAATCCAGTATCTGGCAAGTCAAATGTCGCTTCAACATAACATTTAAAATTATTTAACTTGAGCTTCATTTTTTGATTGTACAAGTGTATAAATCATTATATCAGTTTTGGGGGACCTCGCGTTCCCCCAGAGCCCCCTAGCGATAAAAATATTTAATTATTCAGTTGATGAATACCCATACCGCTATTGTTAAAAGGACAATAAAACTGAAAAGATAAATTTTATTTTAAAACATCAAAATGAAGTGGATAGTGTTACTCATACTGGCTTTACACTTAAATGGTGGTGGGGGCGCCCAGCCAAATTTTCTCATTATATTAACCGACGATTTTGGTTATGGAGATCTCAATCAACCCGGCGTGGATACTCCTAATCTTGAATGGCTGCGCGCAAATTCGATCGAGTTTACCCAGGCGTACGCTGCCGATGCTGTGTGTACTCCGAGCCGCGCGGCCTTTTTAACCGGTCGCTACCCTATTCGATCTGGGTTGGCGAATGATTTTAATAGAACTTTTTACGGGCCTGGGCAAAATGGAGGAATTCCACGGTGGGTGCTTAAATTTCCGCAATTATTCAAGGCGCACGGCTACACGACCGCGTTGACGGGTAAATGGCACCTCGGAATAAATCGTGAACACCGCGAAGACGGATATTTTCTTCCAACCAATAATGGTTTTGATTATTATTATGGATTGCCTATGGGTAATACCTTTATGTGCGATCCGGAAAATCAAGATCCTACGGGATGTTTTTTATACGAAAATACTACTATTATTGAGCAACCAATCCGTACCAAAACTATCGCCGAACGCCTGCTTAATAAAACTCTTAATTATATTCAAACCCTCCCACGCCCATTTATGATTCATTACTGGACAATTCATACACATACTCCTCTCTACCCCCAAAAATCCGGGCTTTCACCACGCGGAACTTATGGGGATATTATGATGGAACTCGACGCCCAAATCGGGCAACTCCTCTCCGCAGTACCGCCGAATACCTATATTATATTTACATCCGATAACGGCCCTTATATGGAAGAACAACCCAACAATGGTTCCCCCGGGTTGCTAACTGGCGGTAAAGGACAGGTTTTTGAGGGTGGTATTCGTGTCCCTTTTTTATTTTACCATCCCGAACTCCCCCCGTACCGCAATCATCACGTTATTTCTTTGATGGATGTATTTCCAACCACCCTTGAGCTCGCCAATATTCCTCTGCCCGCAGTCCAACTCGATGGCGATTCATTGGTACCTTTTTTATATGGCAATCATATCGGAATAGACCGATTTCTGGTTCATTATTGTGGTGAAACGCCTATCGCGGTACGTTATGGCGAATTTAAAATATTTTATGCAGAACAGGTCTGGTCGGACGCACGGGCGCAAACGTGCCCGGAAACGATTATCCCGGTATTACCATACGGAGCTTGCGGATGTACGATTGATTCGCTGCGTTCACTTTATCCTCCAAAAATATACAACATCAACCTGGACCCACAAGAGAAATTTCCCCTAAATTCATACGAGTATATGGAGGTTATCGAGACCGCCAGCTCACTATTAGAACAACATAAACAATCCGTAATTCCGGTAAAAAATCAACTTGATTCACCACTCAATGATACACTGGCTCCGTGTTGTAATTACCCGCAATGTTTTTGTGTCGAAAACTAATTATATAAATAAAACTATTATAAATGGGTTGGCTTCCAGAAATACCGCTTCCAAATGAGCGTGTTTACTGTTCGATGTGTAAAGTTCCTCTCAGGGGCGAAAATCACGGTGAAAAACGGGATGAAATATACTATATTATGTGGACCCCCGACTCGGATGACCCCGAGCAACCTCCTGATAATTTATATACTATATGCCGGGCCCATAAGAAAGTTGCTCAGCAGGTAAATAAATGTATTATCGAAATCCCGCCATCCACTTATACGCCCAAATGTTGTATACAATAATTACTTTTGATTAAAAGTAATTACCATTGCTAAACCGCCCATAAAAAAGAGTGTGTCTACCACTATATCGACAAACCCATTATGCCCCGTAAGATTCCAAGGCTTATTCATACCGATTAAAATTTGCCAACATTCCCATATCGTATGTAGGGCTAGGCCAACCCAGTAGGGATGCTTTATTTGATTATATACCGCAAACGACCCGAATAATACACCACTCAATAAGTGCATGAATGACCATCCTGTGACGTAGATAAAAGTATCATAATTGCCGACGAGTGGAGTGGATAAAAAATCCCGCCATGCCTGAGGTAGAAATAAATCCCCCGAATCATATAATCTCATTTATATGGGTGGTAAAATAAGCGTTGATTAGCGCTTATTTCCTCCAACTCCAGCTATTATATTTGATGACTCCACCCAAATAAATCAATGCAACCACACTTACCGCAAAGCCAATTCTCAACAACCAAATTTCTTCGCCGCTAGTATCGCTCCATTCACCAGTAGTTAAAAGGCAACCACCAAAGAAAAGAGTTGCTAATATAGCTACTACAAGCAAAAATCCGCTAAACCACCTTTCCCACGTATTCATTTATATCAAATTATTAATTTGATGATTTATTTTTTTTAACGACGAACTCTTCCACCAATACAGGTTGATTCCGCATTTTCCCGAGTATAGGCTGCCTGACCGCTGGTGCATACAAACCGCTGCCAGCCAAACCGAGGATCGACCGCGCTATTATAATCCAACGTAGAAATCAAATTACCCTCGGCGAAAATACGCACCCATATTTTACCATTCCATCCCTTCTGTGTGAGCAGAGTATTGATTTCAAGAAATTTGATATCCACATATCGTTCAGTAGAAAAGGATAATTCTTGCACACCGTTACTGGTAATAAAACTATTCTGAAAATTAAATACGAGGGGTTCGACGAGCATGGGTTGATTGTATTCGTCATAAGGCATCACGGTGACGGGGGTATAAACTAAATTTTGACTGGTGCAAAATACCTGATAAGTATAAGCCCCGCGCTGGTGTTGTTTATTTTGCGCGCTTCGTTTCACGCCCTGAGGAATAGTTGGGGTGGGTAGTTCCGATTGTGAACTGCCGTTCTGTTCCGGGGTCATATAACTGGCCGCGGAAAGGCGTTTCGTGGCATTGGAGGTATCTTGGACGTGGCGTGATGCTAGCTGGGAATGATGCCCGCGCAACTCGGTCGGATTTTGTGGGTAGCGGTGAAGAGTATCGGCTGCTAATTTATCGATTTGCGACCGCGACATCATGGTCGCGTCAGGAGCCGCCCCGGCGCGGGGAAGCGTTTGACCATGAATGTAAGCATCATTAATCATGGTAGAATCTGAATCAGCCAACCGCCATGCCATGCAGTCAGGGTCATTTTCATATCCACGTTGCTGGCATTTAGGGGGGACATCTAAACCGATATCCTTGGCGTCACGGCCACCCCGGGAACTTTCCCGCACTAGGGCTTCCCCGAAAGCTTCGACTGATTGAGCGCCCTTGGGTGGTGGGGTATTCATCGCGCGGCTACGACGTCCCCGGCCTTCACCTACTATAATATCGCCTACCTGATGGCTGATTAAGGGGTTGACGAGAACTTCTGTTTTAGTAAATTCACCGGCTGGTTCTTGACTGAGATCAATTTCAAGTTCGACTTCACCATCATCATTTTCATCAATCTGAATCTTGGTGGCTTTGGCTGAAGACGTACCAGGATATTCCGTATGATAGATAGGGTTTATTAAATATTGATCGGGATCCATATCCAGGTTTCCAATTTCTTCCTCAGGCCGCACCACATCATCCACAAAATCATGGCCGAATTCGCGTAAAGATCGAAACCCAAAACGTGGGTCTTTGACATCTTGCTCGTCCATTAAATCGGCCTTGTCGATAATACTATTTGGCCATTTCCAATCTTTGGATAATTGTTGAAGCTGGAGAGTGCGTGCTTTGTCTGGGTTTGAGCGGCCCAGTGCAAAACAAATCGCACAAACAGCCACTATTAATATAATGACTCCGCAGTAATCGTAATCACTCATTTATGAGTCCATGAAAAAAATTGATGTTTTTCCTTGATTTTAGTAGCAAATAAAAATGAAACTTGACTGGATTTTGAAATTTACTGCAACACCGAGCATTAAACACATCATCCGCAACGATCCGAATAAATCTTTTTACCAGCTATTCACCCTTATGCATGGCCGTAAAATTTATGAACCAGTCTCAAATCAAGGGGTACGCCAACTGTTAAATATGGCACATAAAAATAAATGGGGGATTGCCTTTAACGATATTAATCCCGGTAAACCGCGAACCGGGGAAAAGAGCGATGATGTCCTTTATAAATATATTAAAAATAACCTATAATTATAGGTTATTTTGTAACCAGTCAATGTTCCCCGAAAGCTTGATTGAGATCATTAATTTCTTGCTGGTAATTGGGGTTGACAATTATCGCCCGGGTTATTTTTATCAGTGTTGGTTTAGGACGGCAATCCTGGCATATAATGACGATATGGCCAGACGGAAGCTCATAATAAAAGGGTTCGGCACCGCATTTCGTACAACCCGCAACTTCGGTGCATCGTTCACATTCAATACACCCCTTATTCACACAGAATATGTCATCGCATTTGGGACAATTCATAAACTCCAAACCCATTATTTATTAGTGTTTTGTAGGTTTAAAGCTTTATACGCGTAAATGGGTTCGGTGAGGATTTCCGCTTGTGCGCGCCCGTAAGGTGTTTTACAGTATTGGTGCAAAGTCAATAATTTTTCATCGATATGACCGAGCACGTGTTTATCAAGTTGAGCCTCGGTTAGCGTAGGTTCGCGGGCTTGGTGGAATACTCGCGCACGCCGGATGCCTTCTTTACCAAGGGCTTCCCATTTATCGGCATCACTGACGATATCACGCAACACCTGAAACTTGCCGAGGTCATCAAGTCCACGCTTAACTTCGCGTGAATAAGACACATTATCGACGATCTGTAAAATAAGGTCGCGATATTTGGGTAATATGGTATCAATCATGGCGCCCAGGTCATGCGAATCACCATATTTATGGTCATTCACATCATGGAGTAACGCACTAACTTCAATAATTCCCCAGGTTGCCAACCACCCACATTCGCGAATAAGAGGGTGGTTGGGAGCAATCGTATTTTCGAAAATTTCGAGCGCGTTTTGTACTACCTTCTTTGAATGCGCGAAATCATGACTACTGTCGCGATCTTTGGCGAGCTCTTTAACGAGTTCTTCCAGCCGAAATAAAGCGCGAAAATATTCCAACCTGAAGCACCGGGTGCGTGCATTCCAGAGCTCAGCGTTGCCGGTGGCAAGTAGTGTTTTACGCGCGAGTGGCATACTATATTTTGCTTTATAAATTTTATGCTTGATCCCTCGGTTAATTTGGTCCCATCGTCGTAAATCTTGGGGCGGAATCCGTGTTTTACGGCCCTCGCGTGCGGCCGAAAACCCATCAGCATGCGATAACTTGCTTCCGGATTCTAATGAAAAATCGATTGATTTATATGGCATCCCCGACCACCAAAATTTCTCTGCCTGATATGCGTGAACAAAAGTTTTATAGGTTGCGCCTTTATATGGAAAAGGCTCGCCATCCCATAGGTTGCTAAATACGCGGCGCCACGCCTGGATTTTATTGAGTTCGTTATAAACGCGAATATCGCGGACTGAATCTCCGGGGGTATCGGATCGGTAGCTTCGCTGCGCATATAATTGTAACCGGTCGGCCATTTTTAAATTATAAATAAGTTGATTATCAAAATTCAGTTTTCGCGCTGGTTCTGTCCCGCGAACCGGGTACCAATATTTATATATCCTAAACACCACAAACAAACTTTACATAACAATCTACAGGTGCATCAGTATCTAACTCTATATTAAATTTAGGTTTAACATAAAATCCTTTTTTATAAAAAAGATTTTTTAATACTATCATCCACTGTCTCAATGTTCCACGTGTGACGATATAATGTTTGCTATATGTTCCCATATACTCTAATTGTTCATTATAAATTTCGACCGACAATAACGTTAATTCTCTATTATCTCTGGTAAAAAAACAGATTATTGCTGGGTTCATTTCAGTATGATTCTCGATATATATAGGTAATGATTTCCATTCAATTTTACCTACATGTAAAGTGGAAATAGCAGTAACTTCTTTGTTATTTAAAAGGATACAGTTGGTATCGTGATCGGGAAAAAAATATCTGCTATAAATTACTATTTTATCTTTATATTCTTTGATATATGTATTTGGAATCCATTCATATACCAGTCTTTTTACTGTATTTAAATAATCTTTGGGGAATTCATAAACATTTAACAATCCATCATAAATGGGTGGCTCTGTGAGTGGTTTACATTCAGCTGGTATATATAAATCACCCATGATTTATATGGATAAACGAGTATACAAATAAATCAGTTTTTATATACCTAAATTTAAGCATATAACATTATTTGTTTTTATATTCTATACGTATTAATTTAGCTTTGCCTTCCGATATACGTTTAGCATGAAACCAATCCCACCAAATACACCATCTACAACATTTAGGAGTTATCTTAATAGTGTCGCCTTTATTAGCCTTTTTTAATGCCTCGCGAAAAGTATATGTATCTTTTAAACATGCCTCACATTCTGGTGGATTCCAGCATGTTACTCCATTATACCAACAATACCCACACCAACCCCTCTCTAGTCCTTTTACATCGCATTCACACTCACCCTTAACCGTTAATTTTTCAAGTAGATATTGCTCTCGTGATTTATTCATTTTGATTTTTTCCCCATCACACAGAAATAATATATCAGTTTTCGGGTGCCCAAAAAGTTTGTCCTTTCGGGGAACCCTAATAGTTAATGACATTCAGTAAAAAACATTTATATACCTAAATTTAGGTATATAAATTTACTCATTTACAATACTTGCATTGGCCCCGAATCCCCCTTTTACCGTCTCTACAGCAACAGCATTCCCCCTCTACCGTAACCAGAGCACATTTATGGCCGCATTCCATTATTTTGGATTCTGGCCAGCCCTCTTGCGGTTTAAAAGGTGGAATGTCACAGCATCTCCTATGCATGTTTTCGTATATTGGGAAATCTGGGAATATAAAGTATTTACGTCTAACAGCGGTTTGTGAGCGAGTGATAACCATATTAAGTGATTTTTTGGTAGTAAACTAATAATTTATTCTTTTTTTTTTCAATTTTTTTCGGGGTTGTCCCACTTAACATTGAGGTAAGGTGTAAAACATACTTTCCGGTAAGTTGTAACAATATATCCTTTATCCTGTGCTAACTCCTTATAATTATCGAAACACTCGATACAATATAAATTAGTCTCATATGCGCCCGATTCAATCCCTTCATTTACAGCTTTGGCAAACATAGTTATACATCTCTCAGTCAATAATGTTTTGTTACGGTGATTTTTATCCGACAATTCTTTAGCGTCTTTTGCGGTAGGAATCTGGTTCATTTACAATATAATTTGTGAATGTCATGTTTTCAATTTTCACAGGAACTGTTGGTGTTATAAAAATTGAAAATTTTTGATTGTTTTTATTAATTTAAATGACTTTTTTTGAACCGGGTGATATTATTAAATATAATAATAAATATTATGTTGTTATCGAACAACACTCACCACACGGAGAGGCAAAAGGTTATCCAGTTTATAAATGCCGTGGTCCAAAAAAGGAAATAAATATAGATTCTTATGATGCTATTATATATTATCATCATGGTAACAGCGATATCGATAAAAAATTAGCAGAATTAAAACTTATTTTTGGATGATATTAAGTTGACCATCAATTAGGCTAGTTGCGTATTACTGACGGTGTGTGGTATTTTTATGTTCAATTTTAACCGTATTTAAAGGGTATTATAAGCATAAATGTGCCAGTGCCCAAAATGTTCTAAACCACTATTTACACTTATAGATTACACTATTCATACAGATAAAGAGGAATATAATCAGTTATTTAAAGATGGAAATATAAACAGAGAATTAATGGTTGCCAAGTCGGGTGCTAAAATACGCAACCGGTTTTGCGAATGGAACCAGTCTTCAGGTTTGTCCTCCGGGGCAAATGCCCAAGAGAAATGGTGTGAATCATGCAATAAAGTATTCATCTTTTGTTGCGGACAGCGGCCCATTATACAAAGTCTTTCTAGCCTTGGAAAAGACGAATGGTATACATTTGAAGACGGAAAATTTGTTAAACATCCGCTCGATGACTGGCCATATGATGGCCCGGATGATGAGGATAGTTATTTAGAAATTGAAAGCCTGCAAATTGTTGACGAGAACGACCCTCAATTAGATGGGTTGTATCTTACCGGACCTGATGGTGGTGGTTGGTGTTCATTTGAATGCCTGGTATGCGGTAATGAAATTTCATGCACTGATAAATAATAAATGATTATTTATTATTACTGAAATGTCATGCGTTTCTTACCCGAAACTCCCTTCATTTTTGCGTGGTAATCTTCCACACCCCATTTCGCAAGCGTTGTTTTAAGCTCCCGTTGCTGGGTTCCGTTTTTGATTTTGGCTATCCCCGACGGGACACACTGGAATAATTCACGGCAACGTTGGTGGTTTAGCACTGAGATATCAAACCGATCGGCAGGTAAATTTTCGATCGAACCGTATTTTTGGATTAGGTCAAACGATTTCGCTGGGCCAATACCGGGCATATTTTGGTTGTAATCGCACCCGCACATAATACAAAAATCAACCCACTCTGGTTGCGTCAGACCGACGGTTTGAATAATATTAGAAGGACTCACAATACTGAATTGGCGGTCGTAGGGATTAAAATCGGTCGCTACAATATCAATCCCGTATACCCACAAGTCACTATCAGGCGATAGCGCGAGCGCAACCTTCTTTTCTTTAACCAGGGATGCGCACATTCTTTCCGCCTCACACGGCGCGCGAATTACAGGTATTCCGAGGGCGTCCAAGATTTCATTGAGAGCCTCTTTATATTCGGGTGGTGTTGTGGTGATGCGTTTACTGAGCGCGGCGATGCGGTCCTGATTCGACCCATAATCATCGTCCTCGCGTTCAAGGCGCTCAATTTCCGCACGGATGGCATCTTGAGCCTCCCGGCGGCGCTGCTGCTCCTCCCATTTTTCCTTGGGGGCGCCTCCATCAAAAATAAAGACGGGGTAAACCCCCTCGCTTTTCAGGTTGAAAATAAGATTTAAAAACTTGACGAGGTACTGCTGGCATGTCATTGAACCGGCTGCAAACCGGTGAGTAAACGAGTTGGCATCGATAGCGATAAAACGATTTTTAAACTCGGCCGCAGGCACAGGAACGTGAACATCATTACACCGTTTTCGTACGTATGCAGGTAGCCCTTTTATACCCATTTATTATTTTATTATGGGTATAGTATCTTATATCATTTTTTAACGGATCCTATTTTGTGGATCGTGGTAATAACTGGTTTAATTGAAGACCAAAATTCCAATTTTTAGGTTGTAAAATAACCAATAATTATTGGTTATTTACACCATTTAAAAATTGACGTTTAAAAATGTGTTATATCTAATAAAATGACCGAGTGTGGTGTTTGTTTTAATTCAGAAGTTTCAGAATGGTATAGCTATAAATGCAACCATAAAATATGTGAGAATTGTCATGATACGATAGTGTCTAATGCAAATTATTTATGTCCATTTTGTAGGTGTGATGATAGAGGTCCCATATTTGAAGGTAACATAGGTAATATATTAGAATTTATCGATACTCATTATAATAACTATGATCCTCCTATTACTATAAAATCTAGAACAGGGGCACCCGACGTAAGACAAGCCCTACTGAAATTCATACACAAGCCTAATTTAAGATATATTATTATGACGTGTAATAGGCCTTATAAAAAATATAATGATATGGACATTATTACTAATATTAAGAGTGATGATGAATTTATAAAAATAACTTATGCTGGGTGGCCTATGATACCTCGCAAAATTGAACCTCGTGTATTTGACGCATACCCTCTCCTAATTCGCAGTACTGGTTGGTGTCCAGTATCTTTTGAAGGTATTACGACTTACAACGCTATTTATTTACATACAGATGTCCTATCAGATATTTACAAGTATGAAAAAATATGGAATGATATTTATGGGTTGTGTGGTGGTTCGTTAACGTTTTTAGATTATAAATTCGATACTCCTGTTTGTTTATATAATAGTTAATAAACTTTTATTTATAGTAAAAATTGTAGTTGAAATTACCGAGGTTAAAACACCATCTTTACACAATATTATAACCAATAATTATGGGTTATTTTATACCAACCATTATTTTTTATATTCATCTTCATATCTGTTAACAAAACTTTTACACACTTTTTCCATTTCTGTTCTGGATATCATATATAGTAAAATTAAGTAGAACCCAATCATTTTCCCAGTCATCATTCTGATTGTTGATTACATAACTATAAATTCTCTCGTATGAGCATGGCATCATATTATATAATTCG